TTGTTAAGAAGCAAGTGCCGAACGATGAGCCGCCTCCAGAGGATGATTTATGAGTTTGCAGATGGCGATGTTTACGCCAAAAACAGAATGGGTGCCTCCGGCCGAGCTTCCTGACCTCAGCAGTGCTACCCGCATTGCCATTGACGTCGAAACACGCGACCCAGACATCAAAACGATGGGTCCGGGATGGGCGACAGGTAACGGCGAGGTAGTTGGTTATGCCATCGCGACCGACGATTGGTCTGGTTATATTCCTGTTGGGCATAAGGGCGGGGGTAACTTAGACAAAAGAATTATAAGCAAGTGGCTCAAGAAGGTTTTTGAACTGCCTTGTGAGAAAGTGATGCACAACGCGCAGTACGACGCCGGTTGGATCAAGCGAGAAGGCTTTCAGTTGAACGGCCGCATTGTCGATACGATGTTGATTGCCAGTTTGTTAGATGAAAACCGCTTTAGTTACAGCCTCAACGCGCTGGCGTTCGACATTTTGGGCAAAACCAAGTCAGAGAAAGACTTGATTGAAGCGGCACGCACCTTCGGCCTCGACCCAAAAGGAGAGATGTGGAAGATGCCGGCCATGTATGTCGGGCCTTATGCAGAAGTTGACGCGCAGTTGGCGCTTGAACTCTGGAACTACATGCGTGTGGAAGTGGGCAAGCAGGGGCTTTGGGATATCGTCAACCTCGAACTCGACCTCCTGCCTTGTCTGGTAGACATGACCTACCGTGGTGTCCGCGTTGATATGGACAAGACCGAGCGTACACGCGACGCCTTGTTAAAGCGCGAGGCGGAGTTACACAAAGAAATCAAAAGACAAGCGGGGTTTGGCGTTGAAATCTGGGCGGCACAATCATTATCCAAAGCGTTCGACGAACTCGGGATTGCGTATCCTAAAACGGAGAAAGGCGCTCCTTCGTTCACGAAGACGTTCCTTGCGGAACAACAAAACCCTTTTGCAAAGCTGATCGTCGAAGCACGCAACATCAATAAGACGTCGGGGACGTTCATCAATAATATTTTAAAATATTGCAATAAAGATGGACGCATCCACGGCCACATCAATCAGAATCGATCTGATCAAGGTGGCACGGTGTCCGGACGGTTGTCGATGAACAATCCCAATCTGCAACAGATCCCTGCCCGCGATCCAGAACTGGGACCGATGATCCGCAGTTTGTTCTTACCAGAAGAAGATGAGCAGTGGGCGGCCATTGATTTCTCGCAACAGGAACCACGGATCTTGGTTCACTATGCTCATGTGTATGGCAAAGCGCGCGGCATCCCATTGCAAGGCGCCAAGGATTTCGTGCAGAAGTACAACGACGACCCAGACACCGACTTCCATACGATGGTGGCGGAGATGGCCGGTATTGGCCGGAAGCAAGCCAAAACCATTAACTTGGGCATGATGTACGGGATGGGCGTCAATAAACTGGCCGATCAGTTGGACATACCGGTTGAAGAAGCCAAGAACTTGATCAACCAGTACCACGACCGCGTACCTTTTGTGAAAGGTCTGATGAACGGCGTGATGAACCGACTGAACGAAAAGGATGCGTCTGGATCGATCCGCTCGATTCTCGGCCGCAAGTGCCGCTTTGACCTGTGGGAGCCAGACAGCTTCGCCATGCACAAAGCCTTGCCTTACCGTGATGCCATTAAAGAGTACGGCGATACCACGCGACTCAAGCGTGCGTTTACCTACAAAGCCTTGAATCGCCTGATCCAAGCGTCGGCGGCCGATATGACCAAGCAAGCGATGGTCAATATTTACAAGATGGGACGTATCCCACTGGTGCAAGTGCATGACGAAATCGCTATGTCGGTCAAAGATAAAAACGAGGCATTAGAAATTGCACACATCATGGAGTCTGCGGTACCTTTGGAAGTACCTAACAAGTGCGATGTAGAAATCGGACCCAGTTGGGGCGAAGCAGTTTGAGCTAACTGTTTTGATTTCATTTGACTCCCTTGATTATTGCCGCCCTTCGGGGCGGCTTTTTTATGCCTGAACCCTCAAAACTGTACATAATCTTGTATGTTCCCATACGTTCGCATATAATCGCAGATATCTTAGGAGAGTTTTATGGATACCCAACGTTGGAAAAGCGTCCTAGTGCCTCGTGATGTGTACGAAGACATCAAAGAAATCGCTCAAGCCGAAGGCCGAACGATTTCTGGGCAACTGCGTCTGATTTTTGAAACCTACATTGATAACGGTTACCACAAAAAACATTCGTATGACCCGAAGAAAGATCCACGGCGCATGAACGTGTATGATTAAATTTGATCCAGACTTTATTTGGATCGTCCCGCTGATCGTGGCAGGACTGTATGCGACCCACTGGCTGTACTTTGAGGCGATACGATGACGAAGTTTGATAATCCGCTCGACGCGTTTGAAGAACTGGAGTTCATCGTCCGCGAAACACGGCTCACGCACCGCTTACTTAAAGATAAGAAAGGCAAATACTTTGTCAGCGGCGGTGGGTACAGCCCTAAAGGTTCAACGATTGTGGTTGCGGAGATGAACTGCCGTGCGGTTCATTAAACGGCTGTATCTGCGCTACCTGTTAGCTAAGACCCGACGGCTGTTGAAGAAAGCACAGCGCGTCGAGGAAAAAGCCATCTGGTTGGAAATGAGGATGCGAGATGAGCAAACCAAGTGAAGAACAACTGGATCTTAACCCTCAACCACTAGAAAACGAATTGAGCGACGCCGTCGGTGAACGACTGCGGAACAATCAATGCCCGCGTTGCATGGGAGACCTTGCGCGGATCACGGATCACGGTTCTACTAAGCGGTATTGTTTTCAATGCCGCATGACCGTTATAGATGCCAATGGACAAAAAAGCACAGATCGTCCATGACTTGGCCGTTAAGGCCGGTATCGTTAAGGATGAAGACAAAACACTACTCGCCCTGCGGAACGGTTGCCGTGCGTACATTGCAAATCTGGAAGAACTGACAGAATTTGCGCGCCTTGTGGGTGAGATCGCCAGAGAAAATGAACGAAAAATTATCGAAAAACGTTTGCAAAGTTCTCATAAGGCGATATAGTTTGCACAACTATTCCCGTAGTTGACCCCAAGCCCCGAGTCGTCCTCCAATGACTCGGGGCTTTTTTTTCGTCTGTAGTGTTGACATGTATGCGATAAACGACTAATGTCCGAATCTCAACTACACGGGAGAACCGAAATGGAAAAGAATGAATGGCTTGAAAAGTACAACGAAATGGTGGCCAAGCATAACAAGCGAGTGGCCTCGATCCGCGGCACACGTCTACCAAAGTCTTGCGTAGACGCCCTTGATGAAACAATGAAGGTGTTGGATCAGGTGCATGAATCGTTGATTGATGGTGTATGCCACGGCTATCACCCTCTAACGCTCGACGATGTCGTCCGTCTAACCACCGCCTTGCAAAAACTCAAAGCAGAGTTCAACCCACGGGAGATGCGGTGATGAAGAAACAATACCGCGTGCGCGTCACAACCTACTTTCCAAGCTTTGTTGTGGAGGCAGAAAATGAAGAACAGGCCAAGGAGTTGGGCTACATCATGCCTTGGCCACACGCCGAGGCCTGTTCGTTTTTTGAAGTCGAAGAAGATAAGGAGGACGAAGATGACGGTTAAGGAACTGATCGAGGAACTGCAATCCTTGCCAGAGGATTTAACAGTCCATGTCCACGACCTCGCCGATGGGGAACACTTCCCCATCGAGCGCGTCGATCCAACAATCAGCGACCGGATCGAAATCAACTTCCGGTCAGAACAGGTATAATAAAGACATGGAAAAACGACCCACTATCGAAAGGGACTACTCCGGTCTGCTGACCGGACAGTCCTGCTACGACTTCTGCATTTTTGTTTCCGAAGACTATGAGATGAAAGGCGAGCATGAACTCGCACTCGACTGGCTCGCCGAAGCCAATCTCTACAAAATGGAACTCGAACTGGGTATGAAGTCCCACAACCTAAACCCCATGATCGAAAGTGAAATGGCCAAGGATCACGATGCGTGGCTCACGGTCACCATCTCTTGGCAAGATCGACTCAAGCAATGGGAGATAGATCAAGAAGCTTCTTATAGGAAGAAATTGGAACGGCAGATGGAACGCGCAAAATCGGCAAAATGTGAGGAATCACAGAAAGCGGCGTAACTTTTACAGATTGTGTAACAACGGGAAAAGCTCCGGAGTCCACGGCTCACGGGGCTTTCTTGTTTTTGGTTACAAAAATTACATGTTACTTATATGGCTCAGAAATTATAAAAATATTTTTTTGAAAAAATGGCCGTAACCGGTGTAACCGTGTAACCAAATCGCTCTATCCTATATGTAGCAAGACTTTCAGAGGTTACATAAACTGTTACACCATGTAACTACAAATATGTAACCAACAAATGAATAAATCAAAAGTGCGTTAGGCGGGGGAAGTTTGAAAAAAATATTTTTTGAATTTTGCTCTATATAAGAAAGAACGCTATATTTTAACTCTGATACGACTTTTTACTGTTAGGAGAAACAATGCCCAGAGTTAAGAAAGATCCTGTCACGCAGAAGGCTGAACTGGATCGGCTAAGACAGCGGAAGCTCACTCGCAAGCAGGAGCTATTTGTTAAGGAACTGGTCAGCAACGATGGTCAGATCACAATGCGGGAAGCCGCGATCAATGCCGGCTATCCTCCGGCAAGCGCACATGTTCGAGCGCATGAAATGACCAACCCGCAATTTTGTCCGCATGTTGTTGCGGCAATTAAGGAATATCGGGATGAACTGGACGTTAAGTACGGCGTCAACTTTCAGCGGCATTTGCGAGACCTTCAACGTATTCGAGATGAAGCTTTACAGAACGGGGCTTACTCAGCGGCAGTCCAAGCGGAATATCGTAGAGGTCAAGCTCATGGCGATATCTATGTAAATAAATCAGAAATTAGACATGGCTCGATTGATCAGATGAGTAAAGAGGAAGTCATGAAAGCATTGGATGAGATGAGAAGAAGTTATGAGTCAAGCATCGTCGATGTCACTCCCGTGGGAGGAAGCTACCAAGAAGAAGACGAACACGACGGAGAGCAACTTCTACAAGCAGATTCGGGAAGGGACAAAGAGGATTGATCGCAATCTAATTTTGACGCGGTTAGAAACTTGGCTAACCGCAGGAATACCAGACCTTCTTGTTTGTGATGAGCTAGGTGGGCTACACCTTATTGAATTAAAAGTCACTCGGGGCAACACAGTGGGTCTGCGGCCGCATCAAGTCGCCTTCCTTAACACCCATAGTCATGCTTCGACTTGGGTGCTTATCAAAAGACAGCCTAAGAATTCAGAACCGGAAGTCTTGCTTTACAAAGGTGAAAGCGCTTTGGATCTGAAGGTGGACGGCATGGCTAAAGTAAAACCCGTTTTCCGTAGCGGCTTTCCTGTTGACTGGGAAAAACTTTGGGGGTTGATTTCTTTGCGTTAATCGCATAGTCTGCAAATTCGCTAACAACTACGGGAGGATTTAGCGATGAGTAAATTAGTTAAACGCAATGGCACGCTAGTCATTGAAGACCTTTGGTATCCAGACGACATCCGCGAACGGGCGGAAGCGATGGGTCATTCTGATCTGACTATGGATCAGATCGAATCAATCATGGAAAGAATTTGTCACGACTTTGATGCTAATTACGGTATCAACTGGGACGTGATTGATTCGGCTATTGATTGGGAGTTTCTGTCATGAACTCTGAAACTGCGTACAACCACATGTACGACATTGCCTTCACCATCATTTCCTATCAGGAAGACGGCCGTGATATTACTCCGGCTCAAGTTCGGTTGGCTGTCGTTGAACGCATAGCATCGTTGACTGACCATGAAATATTTGAAGCGATTGGTTGGTGTGACACTTATGCCGTGGAGGAATCTGATGAAAATCGTTGAGAGCATTTTGAATCGCTACATAACTCGGAAAGACTGGACGGTGTACCTCGATGAATCGGGGACACCGATTGGGTTTGAACATGCCGAGTTAGGTGATGAAGGGGGGAGCGGCGGACTGTGGTTTGACGGCGTCGTTCTGGTTGACTATGACGGCGTATATGAATTGCCGGCGGACGTGATCGGATTATGCGAGAAACTCGGCTTTATCATGGACTACGCCAAAGGGGAGAATGATTGATGTTTTTGATTGAATGGCTAGCCAAGCTTTTTTATGGTGAAGACGCTTGGGAAAAGGCACATAAAAAACAGCGGCCGAAACCTAGACGTCGTCGCTAGCCACTAAGCCCCGCCAGTCGGGGCTTTTTTGTACCCAACCCTAAATAACTTTTTAAAAAATTAACTTGACAACCCGAATCAGGTATGCGATAATGGCCACATGACTGGGAAATCTCAGTCACCTCGGGAAGCCCCCGAGGAAGTTTATTAACAATCAACTACGGGAGGTTTAGCTATGGCTAACCAACAGCATCGGGAGATCGTCAAGGACGCTCTCAAGTGTGAGGAACTTGCATACTCATTGGTGGAAGTCTGCTCGGTAGACGATAACTGTGAGATCGATGACTACTCTGACTTAGACATCTTGTCTGAGGCCGTTTATGTCCACGATAAGTTCTTAGCCGGTAATGGGTTCATTCATTACGATGAACTGATTAGCTCCGATCCGGAGACTCGCAAGATCGCCAAACGCCAGTTTGGTCAGGTCAAACGCTTCTTAAAGAAGTGGTTACCTAAAGTGGAGGGCGAGCCTAACCCAATGGGGTGTACTGCACCCAACTAAGAGAGGGGCGAAAGCCCCTTTTTTATTTTCTAAAAAATTACTTGCATTGTGTTGCGCTTTATAGGAATATCGCCAGTGAGCAATTTTGCTCGGCCAATAACTACGGGAGATTTTGTTATGGCAACTTATCAAACAAACGCCTTTGCTCATGGTATCGGCAACTCTGCTGTTTCATCTAACTGGTTCAACCGCCCTGAAGATGAACGCTTCCTTACACTCGACGACATGTTGGCTCACAAGAAGATCGACGCCGGTCAGATGAAGTCTCGGATCGTCGATACTCACAAGATGAATATCGTCGGCACTGTTGATGCTGACAATCCATCGAGGGGGGACGTGTTCATTGAGTATCGCGATGAAAACGGGATTGAGGGTGAGAACATGCCAACCAACTGGTCATTCGGTCAGTTAGCTCAACTGGCGGGAGCGCCGGCCGGTTATCTCAAAGACCTGCCCGCCCCGATGGTTGCGGACTGTTTGCAGTGGGGCTTGCAACATAACCGGTCTCGCGACTTGGTTAAGGTGTACAGTCAGGGCGATCACGGCGAATTGCGTGCGGCGACTGGTGCTGACTACGGCCGCATTTACGATCATGAGATCCTGAAGCCCATCAAAGACTTGGTTGATGCGAGCGGCGGGCGTTGGAAAGTACCCGGAATGATGGTGGGTCATGGCTCCAACGGCATGGCGGTTTATGATCCTGAAGTGCCAGTCACCAAAGACACCACGACGCTGTTTGCCAGTGATCGAGATATCTTTGTTTTCTTGGTTGATGATCGCAATCCAATTGAAGTCGGCAAGCTAGCTAACGGCGAGCCAGACTTAATGTTCCGAGGGTTCTATGCGTGGAACTCAGAGACCGGCAGTAAGACCGCCGGCGTGGCGGCTATGTACCTGCGTGGCGTATGTATGAATCGCAACTTATGGGGCGTCGAGAATTTCCATGAGATCAAGATTCGCCACACCAAGTTCGCGCCGGATCGTTTCGCCATTGAGGCGCGCCCTGCCCTGCAATCGTTTGCGACTGGTGCGACGTCTACTTTTGTGGAAGGCGTGCAGAAAGCTAAGTCAGCTAACGTGGCCAAAACTGACGACGATAGACTCGACTTCTTAACTAAGCGTGCCGGCCTATCTCAGAGAATGGCCAAGGCCGCAATGCAACGCCACGTTAAGGAGGAAGGCCGCCCCGTGGAATCAGTGTGGGATGCGGCTCAGGCGATCACCGCTATTGCCCGTGATATTCCGCACCAAGATAACCGGATCGAAATTGAG